CTGCCAAGCCTTGCCCCAATGACCGCTCAAAATGTCCATCACTATGGCAACGATGTTCAGCACTTCGTGCATGCCGATCGTGACGGTGCCGGAGATGACCGCCCAAGCAGTCTTGAGGATGCCCCCGATAAGGTCCCACGAGAACTTAAAAGCGCCCTTGAGTATCTCCAGACCGGCCGACAGAAACGCCCATGCGACCTTGGCTTGCGTCTTGACGTTGTCCCACAGCAGCGCCCAAACTGCCTTGATTTCAACGCTGTGGGACTTCCACCACGCTGTGAATTCCTTCATGCGCGCCTTGAGCCACACCAGAACATTGGCGTTGAACCACTTGACCACCGCGTGAACGGTCGTCATGGCGAAAGACCAGGCGGCACGGAACGCAGCAAGGGTGCCACTCCATACGGCCCGGAACGCCCGCGCTACCACCGGGATGTTGGTCTGGATCCAGCCCCAAACCTGCTTCCAGTGCGTGATCAGCCAAGCCAGCCCAGCAACCAGGGCGATGATTCCGGCCACGTACCACGTGATCGGGTTGGCCAGCAGCGAGTCAGTGAACGACCAGCTTGCAATACTCGCGGCGGCTAGCCCGATGGTGACTCCGGCGAGAATCACGCCAAATGTCTTCAGGTAGCCGCTGTGGCTTTGTAGGAACGTGAGCCCGGTGGCAAGCACCCCAAATAGCTTCGTTGCAGCAGGAAGCAGCTTGTTGCCAATGCTGATTCCGATAGCTTCGGCGCTGCCCTTGAACTCCGCCATGCGCTGATTGAACGTCTTCTGAACGTCCGCCCAACCCTCGACCTTGTTGCCTCCGGCCTTCACGTGCTCAGCGATGCCGTCCACGTTCTTGCGGAAGGTTTCCATATGAGGGCCGGTCAGCTGGAGCGCGCCCATCATGGACTTCGTACCACCGACCATGGTGGCGAGGGCGCCAATGTACGTCTTCTGCGAACCGCTGGCCTTATTCAGTGCGGACTCAAAGTCCTTGCCCTTGCTGGCGGCCTTTTGCAGCGTGTCGATAAGGACCGTTCCGCCGGGCCCCATCTTGTTCTTGATAGCGTCGGTCAGCGTGGTCAGCGTGGCCGCGAGACCTTGCTTGCCCAGCTCCTGAGCCACCTTGTTAGAGTCAAGCCCCAGTCCCTTCATGGTGGCAGCAGCCTTGGCGCTGGGGTTGGAAAGCTGGCCAATGGTCTGCCGCAGGTAGGTCGCCGCAACCCGCGCGTCGGTGCCCTGTGACGTCATGGTCGCCATAGCGCCGAGCACTTCGTGTAGCCCGACCTTGGCCGCAGCAGCAACGGGCAGGATGCCGGACATGGAACCGGCCAGCGCTTCAAGGTTTGTCTTGCCTTCGGCCTCGGTGCCAACGAGCGCGTTCATGACTTGGGTCGTGTCGCCCGCGCCCAGCTTGTAGGCGTTCATCGCGGTCGTCACCGCGTCAGTCACCGTGGCGAGATCAGCGGCACCAACCTTGGCACCCATGGCGGAGGTTTCCAGCACCTTGAGCGCTGAAGAACCGTGATAACCGGCGGACTCCACCATGTACAGACCGGCGGTCAGATCCTTGGTCGACTCGCCGACCTTGCCAGCCATGTGAAGCACGCCGCTGGAGACGAGCCCCATGTTCTTGGCAGCTTCACCCGCACCAGTGCGCACACGCGTCATCTGGGTCTGGAAATCGGCAGCCATGTGAACGGTCTTCACCGCAGCTACACCAGCGGCTACGCCCACGCCGAGCAGAGCAGCCTTGGCCACTCCCCCGAGGCGGCGCATGTTCCCGCCGCCCTGCGCTTCAACTTCCTTAAGTTCTGTCTTGACGCCCTTGGCCGTGGCCATAAAGCCGGTGGCGGATCCGAGAAATTCGATAAAAACGGGAGGCAGCGCACCCATAGTAAATTTACTACCTCCCCTTACCGTTTACGGCAGCGCCCCATGCGCCCTCAAAAATCGCGTGAACCTTCGGCGTTGCCTTGTCGACGCCCGGCTTGAAATACGGGTAATCGCGCTCGATCAGCCCCTTGTAGCGGTTCTGGTAGCCTCCGCGCCCACCAGCCATGACGACTTGAGACCATCCCCCGATACCCTCCGGGCGCGCGCGGCGACTGGTACGGATGGACCGCTGAAGATTGCCGGACAGGACGCCGGGACCGCCGGAACGGCTAATGTGATCGGGTGCGCGATGCAGGTTCACGGACGGGGCACCAGTCACCTTGTCTGGCCCCTTGTGCCCCCAGCGAGGACGGCCGCGCATACCGCCCTTGATCCGCGTACGCGTGTAGGAAGTTGCCTTCTTCAGCGCGATGCGGGTGCCCTCATTGGAAGCCACCTGCATTTCGCTCAGCACCGCGCTGACTTCCCTGACGCCCTTGACGGCGCCCCCAAACCCCTCAGCCATTGGCGTCCCTCTCTTGCACGATCTTGCGCGCCTTGCCAACGGCGTCATCAACGGCCAGCAGCCAGTCCAGCTCTACGGCGGACTCCCCATCAAGTTCGGACGGGCGGCAGTGCAGCAGTGTGCAGAGTCGCCAGACCCGGAATTCCTCGCTGGGGAGTTCGTCCGCCGTGTAGGTCGAGCCTTGGGTGTGGCTTAGTGCCTCCGTTAGGCGACGGAGGCTCCGGTAGGGGAATCGGCCGCCGGGGACGGATCGAAGTCAGGGTTAAGCTGCGAGAGGTACGGGGAGACAGCGGCGCGGAGTGCGTCAAGGTCCCGACCGGGCAGATCCTGCACAGAGTCCACGGACACGCCGAAGCCATACGACCAGCCAGCAACCAGCGCGACCACAAGCGCGTCGTTCAGATCCTCAAGCAGATCGAAGGCTTCGCCCATACCGGCCGCAATCGTCAGCTGCTGCTCCGGGGTCAGCTCCTCGCCGTCCTTCTGCTGCTTAGCCTCTTCCACAGCGTGGACGAAGTCCGGAAGGCCAGCGAGGCGAGTCTGAATGCGCTTGATGGGGCGCCGTCCACGCTCGGTAACGTCCGCAACATCGCGGATATCGGCGGTGGCGCCAGAAGGAAGAGTGATGTGCTGCATTACTTGTACGTCCCCGATGCCATAGCGTTCTGAATGGTGACCTTGATGGGCGAATAGCCGCCCGAAGTGCCGACGTCTGTAACGTTGGCCAGCGCGGTGAACGTGATCGGAACTTCGATGTAGTCCTTGCCACGCGTAATGTCCGCAGCGCTTATCGAGCACTTCGACATGTGGAGCTTGAGCTGAACGGCGCTTGCGCCCGCACCAGCAGTGAAGTTGAAATCGACCGCAGGCTTGACCGTAGTCAGGTACTGGGTCAGCGCCGTGTCGTCCTCCATGATCAGCGTCGCCTTGCCGTCCACCGACACCGGACCGGCCCAGAGCACAGAGGGCGCCTGTGAGCCGTCAACGGGATTGATGATGGTCACCGGACGCTTGATGGTGACTTCGCCGTCCAGTAGACCGGTCTGTGTGACGGCAGCAATCTGCGCGACACCCTGCCAGCCGACCATGGGCGGGATCGTGGTAAAGGAAGTCGTCGGAACTGACGCCGTGGCGCTGCCGAACGTGGTCGTCTTGGCCGAGTAGGTCAGCAGACCATCCGCCGAGAACTTGAACCCAACCTCGGAGAATCGCGCGGACGGGTACTGCCGGTTACCGGCGACGTAGTTGTCATTCAGCGTGTACGTCGGAGGCTGGCCGGAGCCCGTGTTGAGGACCGCGAAAGTGTGCGTGAACGGAGCGCTGGCACCAGACGTGGTCACATCGCCGAGAACACCAGCGAGGGGGAAACCGATGGTGTCCGGGAAGACATCGCCATCAAAATCCAGCGTGCCGGAGAGAGGCCCGGCAACCTGGTCGTAGACGTCCACCAGGGCGCCTCGATAGCCCTTGTCGTCCAGGAGGGTCAGATTGTCCTTGGGGGTAAGGCCAGTGACCGGAATAAAGTTGGTAGCCGCTACGGGCGTTCCGGCGGTGGCTTCCTTGGCTATACCGAGGAACGAAAGCTGTGTTGCCTTGGGCATTACTTGCCAACCTCCGGCGTATCAGTGGCAGGCGCGGGCGGCTTGGCCAGCGCAGAACGGGCGCTCTTAGCGGCGCTAGTGAATCGCCCATCATCGGGGGCAATCTCAAGGGTCACGCTGTCGCCCGGCTTGACCAGCAGCGAGAGGGACGGGTAATAGCGCTCATCCGAGCCGGTGTAGGTGAAGTCAGGCATTAAATCCTCGTAACACACTCGATTTGCAGGGTGACGCACGCGTGTTTTCCGCCGTTGTCCCACTCAACTTCGCCGTCATCGCTCTTGGGCACACTCTTGATGACGTTGCCACCCAGCGTGAGATCCGTGCGAACGAGTGCGATGATGGCGTTGGTCAAGTCCATGGCCCGGACGTAGGCTGCCTGGCCGCTATCGGAGCCCCGGAAGACGTCTACGACGATTTCCACGGTGTATGACTCGTCCAGCCATCCGGCGCCACCGCCACCGATCATTGCGGCGACCTTCAACTGACGGCGCACCGGGCCAATGACCACAATGTCCTCGGGCTGATCCGGTCCCGGAGCGTCGAACACGACCAGCAGCGAGGCACGGACATCACCCGGATCGGGGGTCAGCTTGGCTGTGCACTGGTCGTACAGGTACTGGCGAACGGCTGGCGCTGTGCTGGCAGGGATGCTCATGCGATACCGGGCCCCCTGTAGTGCGTCTGCCACAGCTCCAGCACGCGGGTCGGGATGGCGAATCCAGTCGACACCATGGGCTCCCCGCCGTCATAGGCGGAACCCCCGAACTTTGGCCGCCCTCCACCCTGCTGAGTCATCTGCCAAAGGTGGCGGATCAGCTCCAGCGTGCCGAGACGCACAGACCAGGGAACTGCCCCGGAACGTCCAGCGGTGTACACCAGCTTGATGTTCTTGGCGCCATAGGCAAATGTCGCCGATTCTCCCCCGAACGTCCGCCGGGTAATCTGCCCAGTGGCGTAGTCGACCGTGAAACCAAACGCACTCACCTGCCCGCTCAACGGCTGCTCAGTCAGCGGAAAGGCCGAAAGCCCGTAATACTCCGTAGCGCTCAGCACGCTGGCAATCGGGGTGAAGTCAGGGACAATCGTCTCTCGCCCACCGTCGA